GTCTGGCAGCCATATCAAGTTGAGCACATTTGAAAAACTCTCTGGTAAACCAGAGAGAAAAAATTCCATGTACTGAATTAGATCTGGTTTACCAACGATAGAGGATATAAAGTCTTCCTCTACCGTGTCGCGGGCTCTCGCGACGTGTTGTGACAATTATGATTGTGGGTAGTTTGCCTGTGCGTAAAACACAGGAGGACCCAGGTAATAGAATAGATTAAAATCCTCACCTGCAGCTACATAATTGTGTGCGCAAGGTGATGTACTGTCTCTTGTATCACCTATTGCAAACATAAGCTGAACTATTTCATAATATGTCTTTCCCCTTTGTGTGCCCATCGTATTGTTTATTGTAGTAGTAACATCATCAACAATTCTAGGGAGTTGCTTGGCGGGTGCAAATTTAAATTCAGTAAAATAGGGGATTTCTACTGAAACAAGTGGGTTGACAGTGTCGTTACAAATAGAGGTACCATTCATTCCTTCGTTATCACTGAATGCTCCATAATACTGCTGTCTGCTCAATCCACTTTTCATGAAGTCGGTAGCTACAGACCCATTTGTGTAATTTGCACAAGGTGTTTCTCTCCAAGATACAGAAGGTGGTCCCGTAAAACCACGTCCCTGATCATGTGGAGAAAAATCTAGTGTGTGACGAATTGAACCTCTCCAGCCCCCATAGCCCAAGCAGAAATATCGCATGGGGGTAAGATATGCGTAGACATAATTATCAGTTCCCAATGGGAACGTTGTCAAATTGCCGCCGTTTGCCCACAATGGTTCAAATGGCATTGCCTCTCTACCAACTCTGGCAACATAGGATCCTGTTGAACCCATCTGAGATTCCGAGAATTGATATGCCATAATTTCACACATGACGTATCTCTTAAGTAATTGACGAAGAGACACAATATTTTCACCAAAGTAGAGGTCGTTCATACAAGCCTCTTCTACCCAAGGCCCTAATCGATCTGCTACTGGTGCTTGTTTTGGGGCTGAGTCCGTTCTTTCTTTCTCCTCAGGGGGAGCCGGGTCAATAAGTTGAACATCAGCCTGCGGGACAACATCTAAAGGAAATAGGCGTTCAGATGTCATCAATTTGTTCAAATATTCGGATGTTGGTGCAGCAACTTGGAAGTCGTCTCCCATTGATACTAACACATTGATTTGAATATCTGAATCTATAGTATCATCAGGCACTACCAAAGGATTCAGTACGTATACCGAAAGGACTCCATTTCCATAAGTGCGAGACGAAGCCGTATAATTCAGAACATTTGTGTCAAACATGGTGCTCTGAGCAACAGCTCCGTTCGATGGAATATCTTGGAGTAAAGGTACGTGCTCACGGTAGGCAGTTGTTTGTCCCCAACCAACTTCAATCTCGAAATCGGTCTTATCGGAAATATCAACAATAGTCGTGTAATTATTCTCCGTCTCAACTACAGACAAAGCGTCGAAGTTTCCATATGGATCGTATGTTATTGCTAACCTACCCTTGTGATATTTGCTACATATTACTTGGAACCTAAACTTCATAGTCCCATGCCAATACTTAAAAGGCATCGTAACATAACAACTAGCTGGCATATGTATCTCTGTGTTCCGCATTGCACGAATACACGGATCAACAATGGAACTAAACAGGTGGGTGTTAGTTCCCGCCGTTGTGGCCCAGTTGAAAGTCGTTAAATAAGACTGGCGTGTAGCGATACTATTTATTGTCATCTCGTCTTCTCCTGTAAGACCTAGTAATCGTGTATCCAAAGTTGTCTCACTCTTTGGGTCAAGAGTTAACTTTGTACAGTCATCCAAACCTGAAGACACAGCAAGATT